TCACGTGACCGCACGATTGGGCGAGTTGCAGGATTACTGGACATGGATGTTTTTGGGCATCATCGTGATCGTGACCCGACTCAAGAACAAATGGATCAAATTGGGAAGGACCGGGCGGCGAGAGATAAGGCGCAGGAGGAAATCGATAGAAGCTTTCGTGATAGGAATATTAAGGTGGGTAAAGCGATTGCGAGCTTTGCAATAAATACTTCCACAGCTGGCCTGATCGGAAAAGCCGGAAAGGGGATTGTTGGTGCTGCAGGACTGATGGGCAAAGATCCTGGATCACAGGTAACAGGTCAAAAGGGAACGATGGCGGATGTGGGATCTTCGATAGCTGGATTCATAGGTGGTCTGTTTGGTGGTAATCCAGATGATCCCACTAGCGAAGAAGAGATGGCTTCTGGTGGTATCGTTCGTATGGCCCAAGGTGGTCGTGTTAATCAGATGAGAGACCGCGTACCTGCACTTCTTGAGCCTGGCGAATTCGTCATTCGCAAACCAATGGCTAAAGCTATCGGTGGAAAGGCACTTGGAGCAATGAATTCAACTGGAAGCGTGTCACCTGGTAACGTTTCTGTTAATATTAACAATCAAGGTTCACCAAAAGGAGCTACTGTAATGCCTCCTCGTATGAATGGTGATAAAATGATTATTGATGTTATAACTCGTGATCTTCGTAACAACGGTTCTATAAGAAAATCTCTAAGAGGTGGTAATTACTAATGGCAACTTTTCCTAATGATGCAACAGCACCTATTACAGCGTATCCCGTAACTGCGACTGTAACGTACAGTTCTACAGCTGCTCAAACATATTTTAACTTACCTGCGACAGTTTCGTTTGCAGGAGAAGTCGCTGCATTTTCAGACGGAGTGCTACAAGCAACTGACTCTTACGCTCTATCAAACGCAGGACAAAGCATATCATTTGCCCAGGCACCTAGCGCTTCTAACTTAACTCTCCAAACAGTATCAATTCCTGAAAAATTTAGAACTACTCGTTCAACTTTTACTACTCTTGCTGTTGAATATAGTAATACTTCTACTCAGATCATTGACTCAAATACTTATCTAATTAACGCCAATACTGAATCTTTTGCTCTACCTGCTGGTGCTGATACAACGTCATTATCAGAATTACAGGTATATGTGTCTGGTATTTATCAAGCACCGAGTGCCTATACATATCCCTCAACTGTATTAGGATATAATGGAATTGATATAGGTGATAATACTGCTACTAAACTGCTCTTAAACTTTGTGAGTAATCTCACAGATGAAAGTCCGTATGCAAAAACAGTTACTTTCAAATCCGCTGGAGCACCAGTATATTCATCTAATACACTTACTTTTTCTGGAACTGAGTCCTTAGTGATTCCCTCTCATCAAGACTATGATATACACGTTGGTGATTTTACTGTGGATACTTACTTCAGCTTAGACGCTGGAGCAAAAATGGGGTCTAACCAAACACTAATGGCAAGGTACCAAGATGCAGATGATTATTATTTCTTAAGAGTAGTAGGTTCTAACTCTAATGTTGGTTTTGTGTCAAGTGTAGGTGGTAGTATAACTGAGTTGTATGGGGGTAATGTCAATGCCGCTGTATCTTATCATGTAGCATTGTCCTATGAAAGAAATACAGAAAATCTTCGTTTGTATGTGAATAATGTATTAGTGAAACATGACCAGTTTTTAAAAGGTTCAACAGCTTCAGGACCTCTTGAAATTGGTAATGCAAATGTGGTAAGCGAAATGATTGATGGTTCAATGAGTTTCTTTAGATATGCAGCAGCTCCAAGATACAAAACAGCCAGTATTCAACCAATTGCTTCACCTTTTGGAGAACATGATCGTATGACTGTTATATCAGGAGCTCCTCTAGGCGCACTGACCTCTGCTGATGAGCTCTCTATAAGAGTATACGATTCTACCACCCAGACCATTGATAGATTTACATCTATGTCCGACCGTAAACCTGATAAGGGTATTGGGTCTACTAGAGAGTATAATACAGTAAAGTTTATGTCACAGGCTGGTTATGAGAAAAGAAGACTTAAATCAAGAAGATCAAAAAGAGCATATGACCTTGCCTATTCAACCGTTACGGGAGTTGAGAAAACAGCTATTGAAAATTTTTATGTGGCAAGAAGCGGGGAGTTTGAATCTTTTAGTTTTGATTTATCTCATATTAACGAGACTGGTACCATAACTGTAAGATTTGACGGACCTCTCACCGTTGAACAAATATACTCAACAGGCAACAGATTGATTGATAATTTCTATAGCGTATCATTTAAGCTACAAGAGGTATTTGATTAATGAGTGCTAGATCTTATGATGTAATTTTAACTTTAGACAGTGTAACTAATTTTGAATCTAAAAATGTAGTTATAGGCGTAACTACAGGCACTACAGGAATTATTGCAAACGTTGATGCGACAAATAATACTCTTAAAGTAAAATTAAACAATGTACTACAAGAGTTTATTACTTCTGGATTACCTAGTCAAATAGATGTTAATTGGACCGCAGTTTCAACCGACCTACTTGGTATTGCGGTTGGGCTCACTAATAACCTCAGCCCAGTTGCTACTGCTGTTACCAATGGATTTCTTAATGGCGATTTCGACGAAAGTGGCACTATCCGTGCAGATGATGCACTTGATGCAGCTAAATATGGAGCTGATGCATTAGCAGCAGGCACCGCAAAAACCCGAATTGAGACTATTTTTGAGCCTGCATTAATACTTGCGCGAACAAACGATCCAAGAACGTACAATGAATATTTTACGGGATCAGTTACTGGTGAAGTAATACAGTCTAATATTATAACTTTATCTACCTCTGCTAATGGTGCCTTAAATAGCAATTCTCTACCTTTTCAATCAAATACAATGTCAGGTAATACAACTACTGCTACGGGTACTATTTTTACATCAACGCCTAGTAATTTTAAGGCAGCAAAAAACGCTTTTGCACAGAATCCAATAGTCAGGTTATATACGTTGTATTACCCAGGTGAATGGTATCCTCCAAATGCGGCAGGCAATCCCACTGGTCAGGGAGAGGGCAGGGCGTGGCCTAACAATTTTCCACTTAGATTTGCTGAAGTAGTAGGTGATTTAACATCTGATATTCTATATAACGTATCATATAATTCTACATCGTATATTCCTTTCCCTGTCAATATGTCAACACTCGCACAAGGTACTGAGGGCAAAATTGACGAACTTACTTTAGATGTTTTTAATGTAGACAATATTATAACCTCTGTTGTAGAAGACCCTTTTTTAGCAGGTAATAACATATCTAATTCAGTTGTAGCTATTGTTAATGGAGAAGCTGTTCATGGAATTGACCCTAGAACTTTAAATGCTGATCCAGCAGATGTTGGATCAGTAGGAGATGAGGCCTTTGACACTCTTACGAGAGCAAGAGCTAATGGTTTAACATATAGTGCTTCAATTGAGGGAGTATATGGTAAAGCTAACGCTTCTTTTGATAGAGATCAAACTCTTTCTGTAGGAGGAGAGTGGCTTGAGCAGAAGCTTGATACTAGAGATTTACTTGGAGGAGTAGTTGAGATTAAAACTACATTTGCTAATTTTTTAGATTATTGGCCTGAGTACAGTAAGATTGAAAGTGTTAGATCAAATGTTGTTGAAGTTTACAATGCATTACCCTATAGAATAGGTGATAATGTATTTGCTCAAGAAGGTACTATCGAAGCTACAATTCAATCTATTGAAGATAACGCACTCATCTATCTATCAAATGAGCTAGAAGGTAATACTAGTGCTGGTTCTGCTTTATATATTGTAAATAACGAAAAAGATGGTGAATCTTATATAGAGGATACTTTTAAAATAGATCAACTAGAAGGGTTGAGTGAATCTGTAGCATCATTTAATTTAATTTCGTGGTTACAATACTTTAAATTACAAACGCCTAAGAGAAAATATTATAAAAATACTTGTCAATGGACATACAAAGGTGAAGAGTGTCAGTATCCTGGCCCAGGAGGATTAGCTATTCCAGGCACAAGTCTTACCTCTAATGCTAATCCCATAGCCGCTAATAATCAAACAGCATCCAGTGCTTCTGGGGATGTTTGCGGTAAGTCTATAATATCTTGCCAAATTAGAAATAATCAACAGCATTTTGGCGGTTTCCCCGCTACAGGCAGAACTGTTCCAATTCAGTAGAGGATGATTTGACCGAAAATCAAAAAATTAAAGGCTGTATACTTCCGTGGATGCATTTGTTCGGTGCTTTAAGCGGTGATTATAGAGCGTGCTGTCACGTGGAATTTTTAGATGACGAATCAACCCTATTAGGAACTCATACACAAACTCTAGGCGAAGTTTGGAATGGAGAAGCGTATCGAGAACTAAGAAAAAGATTTTTAAAAGGAGATATCCCCGATGGCTGTAAGAAAGTATGTTATGATAGAGAAATTCATGGAGATAGTATTAGTAATAGACAACAAGTTAATAAAAGGTTTAGGAAAAAAGCTTACTTACAGGGCCTAACTAATGAGGATGGCAGTATCTCTAATAAACCCTCTTATTTAGATCTACGTTTTGGCAATCTGTGTAATTTTAAATGCAGAACATGTGGTCCTAATGCTTCGACAAGTTGGTATACAGACTGGCCTGATAACAAACTAAGTTCTGTGGTAGACTATTATTCTGACAATGAGGCTGTTTGGTCTAGCTTCCCAGAATATTTATCTGAGGTAGAAGATGTTTATTTTGCTGGGGGAGAACCTTTTGTTCAAGAAGGTCATTATAAATTACTACTTAAATTGATAGAACTAGATTATGCTAAAAATATAAATCTTCAATATAATACTAACCTAAGTTATACTAAGTTTAAGAAGTATGATCTTGAAGATATATGGAGTA